GAGTCGGGTTCTCCAAACCTAAAGCACTAAAAATGCTTGTAGGCGTAGTTTGTTCTTGATTTTCCATTATGTGTTGTTTTTGTGTTTATGCGCTTGGTTTACGGAACTTACCTGTAATTTCAGTACCAGTCTGTTCCTGTAGGTATGCCTCTGCTTTAATTTCCTCAATACTTCCTTGAGTTTCAGCGGCAATAATCATTTGTTTCTCTTTAATTCTGATATTAGAAAGAGCTGTTTCTTTTTCAATTTCAATTTTAGCTGCCATTTGAAGAAGTTCCATCTCACCTTTCTGTTTCATTAACTCTAACTCTTGAAGAGATTGTGCTTGGGCTTGTTGGTTTTGAGCAGCCATTTGGTCGTTATACTCGCGCTTCTTACTGCTCTTGTATGTTAAATACCAAGTAGCTTCTTTCAAACGACCTTTCTCTAACATCTCTAAAATCATAGTGTAGTCAGAGAGTTCTATCTCAGGCATTCCATTACGACCTACCTTTAATGCGGTTTCTGCTGCTTCAGCAATTTTAAACTTCTGTGTAGAAGAAATCTTATTGCTAAGAGATATTCCTAATTCATCTAAAGTAAAGTCAGCCGCAGGCATTAAATAATCAATAGAAGACTTGCCAAACACTTCAGCATAGTAATCTTTCACTTCGCTATCAAAACGCATGGTGGTCATAGCACGAAGGGCAATGTTTTGCCCCATCTTAACTTTCAAACGCTCTAATGCTTGTTGCAATGGCCACAACGCATTATTGCTTGCCTCAACCTCCAATTCAGCTACACCAACTAACTTATCACCCTTTGCAGGAGATGCAGCCATAGTAGGAGTAATGCCTGTGATTTGTAGCAACTTTTCTACATCGTGTTGGTACGCCAATATCCATTCAGATAATTGCTTACCAATACCACCCTCTAATTCTTCAAAAGTTTTATTTGTATTTACCTTACCTCCTAAGAGAGAAGATTTGTAAAAGAAATTACCTGTGTGAGAATATACTTGAACGAGGTCAAATGGGGTGTACATCGAACCTGCGATACTATTAATATTTAGACCTCCAATATCAATTGCAATACCCTTTGGAGCAGCAGCTAATTTAGCAGCTTGTAATTTAAGGTGATTGATTTGAAGAGAATCGTAAATAGGTATGGCAGTTTCTGTAATAGCCTTACCTGGGATTCTTTCAAAACGATAAGAGATTTGAGGTTTTTGTTTGCTCACTCTCTTCATGTTCTTCTGCTTACCACCTACTGTGATGTTTGCTCCAGGGATAAAGTACCCTTCGTAAATAACGTGAGCGTCTACAATAACAGTTTTCTTCTTGTCTGTATTTACATATTCCCCAAACTTGTCTGAGTAGAATGTGTGAATACCATCACGATCTTTCTTTTTGTAGAACTGAGTATCCTTTGAAATGTATTCAAACTCAAGAACGTCAACAAAGAAATCATCATAACGCATACGATCCGTAATAGTATCTCTTTGACAATACCAAGACCATCCGTATCTATCGTTTGAGTAAGTTAAATCAAACGCCCACTTGGCAATTCTATTAACTTGCTTTTCAGTATCTTCTTCGCTCCATCCGTTTTGGATGAGCAAGTCTCTAATTTGAGGAATGCTATATTTCTCAAAGTGTCCTGCGAATGGAGTATTGTCTCCTTGAGACTCGTCTGTCCACGCACAAATAAATTTAGTTACATCAATATATTTAACCTTTGCCATTCCTGTATGTGCATCGGTATAGTCTTTACAAACCATGAAGTTGAAGTTAATTGCATCGTCTTTCAATTGACGTTCAATCTTTCCCCAATCACTATTTGTAAAACCTAACTCTATTAACTTCTCTAAAGTAATTTCTAAATTTTGTTTGAAACCACCAAGACTTTCAAAAACATCCAACTCACCGGAGTCTTGAGGAAGAAATTCACCATCCCCAACCTGAGGTATTCCTATCTCTTTCATTAAAGGCTCCATCTTCGACTTAACGTAAAGAGTTGCCTTGTCTAATGCTTTCTTATTTTTAATCTCAGGGTTGATACAATCAACTTGAACACGCTGATTCTCTGTGCCTATAACAGAGTGGATAATTCTTTTTAACTCAGGAGCAATTGAGAAAATCTCAAAGTTCATGTTAGCATATCCCTTTCTGCGAATACGTTGTGCCTGTGCGTTTGGACTTGATAAAGATGTTTTTTCCTCCCCACGCTGAATCCACATATCGATATATTTCTGTTGGTTTTGTCTTCCCTCAGAGTAGTTTCTTATTTCAAATAAACGAGCAATATCTTGTCGGCCAAAATAAGTTTTGTTATTTTCGTAACGATAAAAAATAGCACGACCAATTTGAGACAACCAGTTGTTGTCTTTCTTTTTAGGATCAATATCATCCTTTGGCCACAAGATAGTATATTCGCTCATACTTTAATAATAATCAAATGTATCAAAAAGTTTTGAATCTATATTCATAGATTGCTCATTTAATTCTACAAATTTAGGGTAAACTGACTTACTTCCCAAAAGTGCGTAGCCTCCAGCAGCAAATAAATCGTATTTTGTCATTTCTTGCTTACCGTCAATGTTCGCACACTCTTCCAAAATCTCTATGTGATTCTCTCCTTCAACTCCATTTTTTAGGTAATGCTCCCAACTATCAAAGATATCTTGTTTTGCCGAATTACTTGAGCCGTCCGTTGTAATCCTACCTGGCAATGGTTTTCTAAATCCATTCTCATCCATGTCGTACAAAAGATACCCTCTTAAACCCCACTCTAAAAACTTTTCATAAAGGAAAGTGATATTCATCTCGGGATATAACATTGCTCCAAAAAACATACACGCTTTTGCCATATCATCGCAATACTCCTCCCTACCGACATCTCTTTGTTTGTAAGTAAGAACAAACTTATCAGATGCCCACATACCCCTCGGCTTAATAAGCAACCCTGTATCTCCGTCAAGGTGTTCATCTTTCTTGTAATACATTGCTCCTGCATTGTAAGACTTTTTCTTACCGCTAACCTCGTGAGATTCGTACTTGGCAGGGTCAGCTCCCATTACAAACTTGTTCATAACGGTCCACCCTGGCTTCCAAGACTCTAAGTCAGCGTCCCACTCTTTTAGGTTTCTTGCCCCTGCTGGAGGAAGATATGAGATATTGAACTTACCCTCGTCATCTTCAACGAGTTTTACTTTTGAGCATCTTCCGTTTTCCCACTCAAAGTTGTACCTACGAGTCTTATGTTTTTCAAACGTCAACTCTGTAATTCTTTTTCTTATCTTTAGGACAGGGAAGGAAGAGTCTTTTGATGCCGACATGAAACATTCCTTTAAGGTCATTGGAAAGTTTTGCATCTCCTCAATAAGACCTGTTTGGTCTCCGTTCATTTCAAAAGCTCTTCGCTTGTTTTGGAGGTAAGTCTTTGCTCCCATCGAAACAAACTTTCCGTCAACATTCTTTGTCGGCTTCTCAGGATCTTCAACAATAGAGTTTCCAAACTCATCAATAAATCCATCCAAGCCATCGTGGGCAGGAAAGAACAAGGTTAGAAGACCTGTCATTGTTTGTCCGTTGTCGTTCCTTTCGTTGAAACGAGAGCCAAGGATAAGTTTCTTCATCTGCTCACCACCACCCTTTTCCATCTCTCCAAGAGTAGATGTTAATAAACCAACACCATGAATGTAAGGTCCTTGTGCAAGACATTTCATAACAACCCTCCATCTATCAACAACATTGATATTGATACCTGCCTTCGGGTCAATCTTTCCAACCTCATCGTGATGAATAAAGTGAAGTTTTTCCATGTCATACGCTCTCTCTCCAGAGGGGCGGTGGTTAATCCAACCTTCGTGTGGAGGAAGAGAAGTTGTTCCAACACCACCTGCTGTTCTATTTGCAGGTGCTGTAAATTGTATGGCTTCCTTTGGAACGGAAGATCCTTCCGTCATCAACTTGAAGAAGAAAGGCATCCTTCTCAAACGCTTTGCAATGTGGTCAACAAATACTTGAGTGGAATGGTAGTCCGACATACTTTGGATACCTCCAAATCTTTGGATTCCCATCGTTGCCGTAATATACCAATTCATAAAACCTGCACGAGATGTCGCTCCTTCTCTTCGGTGCTTTGGGTAGATAACTCCGTAAGTTGTTCTTTCCCCTGTGTCTATTGTATATTCGCCTTTTTCTACATAGCAGTCAGGATGTTTTTCTTTAAACTCATCCACACTCTTTTGCATATTGAAGTAGCGAACATAACTCTTTTTCTTCTCAAGGTAAACTACCTTGTATTTATAAAATGCATCCCTAGTTGTGTAGGCATACATAACGGTTAAGAACCACCTCCTGTCTCTATCTCGGTATTCCGCTAATCCCTTTGTAT